CGCGCTCTTCCTTTGCCGCCGCCAGCCTTCCGCGATTGAGCATTCGCTCCTGATTCTCGACACTCATGATCATCTCGACTGGCGGTCAAGAAATTTGAGTTTCATTTCATCGACGCTTTTTATCAGCGCTTTAGTCTCCTGCGTCAGCAGGGCCAGCTGCGCCGTCACCATCTGAAGGCATCCAGCGAGGTCGGTATAACCCTTCCTCTCTTCTCGCAGCTGTGACCAAAAAGCTTCGCGCTCATTGGCCTGCTGCGTGACCAGGTCCTTCTGCATGCGCGCCTGTTCCTCGAGGAAGTTTGTCATGACTTTATTATTCCACTGTGCCGATTTCCACCATATGATGAAAATCAATCCTGCGCTGCCGAGCAGTTTGATTATGTCTATGGCCCATCCTGGCAGTAATTCGCCCATGCGTGTCTCCTGATTTGTTCCGGCGCAATGTGCACGCGCGCGCGAATAAAGATTGTTGAATGGATTCAACAATTGTCCCGGGTTGCCTTGCATACGTTGCGTACCATGACACGACACGGACGATATACGGTACATCTGGAAACGCATGACGAAGGCATGATTTTCGGCACAAAGCCGGAAGTGCGCCCGAGCGCCGCCCCCAGATACCTATTAAAACCCTATTAATCGCCGCGTGGTTGCGTTTTCGGGGTCATATCCGTGTCTACATACCCCAAAACGCACGAGAGGCCGTTTAAACGCGAAATCGAGCACAATCAGAAAAGGCGCCAAAAATGGATTTGACATTCGAAATTTTCAGGACCGGAACGCATACGGACATGTCGGGTCGCACGCGCACATATGGCGAGGAGGACCTTGATAATCTGGTCCGCGCATACAACGAGCAGCCGGAGGGTAATCGTCACGATGCTCCTCTCGTGCTTGGGCATCCGAAAACCGACTCGCCTGCATACGGCTGGGTCGAGAAAATCCGTCGTGTCGGCGACACTCTGTTTTGCGATGCCCGCGATGTCGCGGATGAGCTGGTCGACTGGATCAAGCAAAAACGCTACAGCAAACGCAGCATGAAGACGAAGGGCGGCCTTCTGTATCATATCGGCTTTTTGGGCGGCACGCCGCCGTCTGTGAAAGGCCTCGCCGACATACAGTTCTCGGAGTCGGACGATGGCGAGGTTTTTGAGTTCGCCGATACCTGGACCTGGGACGCCGTTGCCTCAATGTTCCGACGCCTGCGCGAGTGGTTCATTGCAAACAAGGACCTCGAAACCGCCGATACAATCGTTCCCGAATGGGACATCCAGCGCATCGAGGAAGCGAGCCGTGCTCCGCAGGTGGAGACGAGTTCATCGTACTCGGATCCCGAGCCTGAGAAGAACGTCGATCCGGCGCTCGCCGCTGAGATCGAACGTCTTCGAGCCGAAGCGGATCAGAGCCGCCAGCGCATCTCGGCGCTCGAGCGCGAGCGTGCGGATCTCGAGATCGCGGCATTCTGCGATTCCGTCGAGATGCGCACGCGTCTCACTCCCGCCCTTCGGCCGCTTGCCGAGGAGCTGCTCCGCATGTGCGGTGGCGTGACCGAGTATCAGTTCGCAGACGGCGGAAGCGATGCCCGCCAGTTCGCCGAGCGGTTTCTCTCCGCGCTCCCCGTACAGGTGGAGTTTGCCGAGATCGCAAAGCCGGGCAATGCGTCGACGGACATACCCGCAAATGACGATGTGATTGCGCAGGGCCGCGCGATCGCTGATGCGGCAAACAGGAAGTGATCAACAAACTGAATTTAACACCACATAAATGAGGTATTGAAAATGCCCGAGGATTATGGACTGACTGAAGAAACGCTGGCCGCCGACGGTCTGGTGAGCGAGCATCCCGCCGTACTGATTCCGGTCACGATTGCCGCAGGTGCCGGCATACTTGCCAAAGGCACCGTGCTCGGCAAGATAACGTCGTCTGGCGAGTACGTCGCCTACGACGACGACAACAACGACGGATCGCAGACGGCCGTCTGCATACTGGCGCGCAGCGTCGTCGCAACGAGCGCCGCAGTGCTGGCGTCGGCGACCGTGCACGGCTCATTCAAGCGTTCGGGGTTAACCGGTCTCGATGATGCCGCCGAGGCGGATCTGTTCGGACGTATCTGGTTCGCCTGATACTGGTTCGTCGCAAAACTGAATTTCAAACGATCACAACCGATCAGGAGATAAAAAAATGGCATGGGATTTCAGAACGCTGACCGAGGCCGTAAACATCATCGTCCCGGAAAAGCAATTGTACACAAACCTGTTTTTCAAAAACAGGATAACGGTCGACTCGGCACATGTCGATGCGGATGTCATAACGTCCACGCAAACGCTCGCGACACCGCGCTCCGATGGAGCGCCTGCGCGCATCGCGGAGAAGCGCGGACGCGCATCCGTTTCCGTGCGTCTCCCGGTGTTTCGCGAGAAGGTGTCGGCCGCCGCGCTTGAGCTTCTCACGCAACGCATCGAGGGTGGATCGATTTATCTCGGTGGCAAATCGCCCGCCGATTATATCAATGCAAAGCTGGGTGACGAACTCAAGACGCTCAAGGATCGCATCACGCGCACCATCGAGTATATGGCGGCGCAGGCGATGCGCGGCAATATCGCAATGACGGGCGAGGAGGTCGACATCAATCTCGACTTCGGCATTGCCTCCGGCAACAAGCCGTCGAAGGCGGGCAATGACAAGTGGGGCGGCACATCGGCGAAAATCAAGAAGGACCTTCGCGCGTGGCAGCGCCTGTGCGTTCAGGGCTCCGGGTATCAGCCCGATGTCTGCATACTCGGCAGTGATGCGGCCGATGCATTTGTCGAGGACGCGAGCATCCTGAAAGTGCTCGACCAGAACAATGTCAAAGTGGGCGCGCTCGATCTCACGCAGGGCATCAGCTACATCGGCCGGTTCCTCGGGATGGACATCTATGAGGATTGCCGTCAGTACACCGATGCCAGTGGCGTATCGCAGAATTTCACGCCCGCCTCGACGTGTCTTCTCGCGTCGACTCAGGCGGATCAGCGCTTGTTCTTCGGTCCCATCATCGACCTCGATGCAAATGGCAGCGTGATGCAGGAGTTCTTTTCGAAGTCGTGGACGGAGAAAGACCCGAGCGTGACCTGGTTACTCGTCGAAAGTCATCCGCTCCCGGTGCCCTACAATCCGAATTCAATCGTCGTCGCAACCGTCGTGTAAACCTGGATGCGCCCCGCAGCCCGGCGACCTTCTCACTGGCCCCCGGACTGCGGGGACGCGTCCCCACCATCCGTGAAGAAACATGTACTGCAGCATCGAAGACATAACGGAACATCTCATCCCGCGCGACCAGTTCGTCCAGCTGCTGGATGACGAAAAGGAAGGGGAGGAAAACACGCGCATAGAGCAGCGGTTCGACCGCCTGGTCGAAAGCGTGTCGTCGGACATTGATGCCCAGCTGCAGGATAAGTACACAGTGCCGTTTAATCCGGTGCCGAAAATTATCAATCTGATCGCTCGCAAGCTTGTCGCTTATGCGCTCTGGATGCGCCGCTCTGGCGGCGTGCCGGAGAACATCACGAGCGAACGCGACTCTGCCGAACGTCTCATGACGCGGCTCATCAACCGGGCGATAACCATCGGTCAGGACGGCGAGGAGTCGCCGATGAAAACTGGCGCGCCTCCCCGCGTCAGTAAGACGGAGCGCGATCGTGTGTTCCGATTCGGTCCGGGCTTCGATGGCGAACGATATCCGGGGAGTGATCTGCCGTGACGCAGGACAATATATACCCGAGTGAATCCATCCGCTTTGTGCGGGTGCTCCTGGACATCCTGAAACAACTCGAACCCGATGTCGCTGTTGAGGAATTTCCAGATCAGCCAAACAGCTATCGTCTATCGCATGTATCCGGCGCGGTGCTCGTGCACTACACGTACAGCGAGTACACGGGCGGTGTGCGTGTCATGTATTTCGATCTGCATGTCATCACCCGTGAGCTCAACGGCAATGATGGCGCCATGAGTGTGATGGACAGAGTCAGACACATGGTATGCGCGGAAACACCTGGTAAATACGACCCTGCGCTCAACTCGACAAAATTCGCTCCGGCCCGCGACACGCTTGTTGAAAAGCGCGACGACGGCTGGCAGTACGCATTGACAGTCAAGTGTCAAACCAAAACTTTTTAAGAATAGGAGTGATGATGAAATCACGCGTCTTGCTCATAACACTGCTGGCATTGCTGATCGGTATATCGGCATACGCGCAGCCCAACCCCGTTTACGTTGCGATGCAGAAAGCCTACATGGTCGGCGGGTTGAAAGACTCGCTTTACTCGCATTGCTACGTGCTCGATCTCCGCCACCTCGACAGCGCGCAAGCATTTTTTGAGTTCGGTGATTCTGCGAATGTCCGAATTTCCGGAGCCGGGATATTTCAATCCATGACGACGGCCACCGCTGATACGGTGAAAGA